TGCCAAAGCGAAAAAGCCGCCGCTGCAGTATTTGTACCGCCATTACCGCCAGCAGCTTCCAGCTTGCCAAACGCACTATATCCGCCATTGTTACCATTCGTTGCAGTTACGCTAACAGCCGCGCCGCCTGCGCCAACCACAACGCTTTCCGTTGCACCCAGTGCTGCCGCTGGGAATGTCATTTCCACCATTGGCGCAGCACTTCCGCCTGATGAAGATGCGGCATTGGCCGCTGGCCTGCGCCCCGAACCACCCCCACCACACAGCACCACCCGCACAAGCACAGCGCCCGCAGGCTTCGTCCATGTGTCGTTTGCTGAATAGGTCTGTGTGTCGATGATCCGCAGGCCCCCGGACGTCAGCAGGTTGCTTAGCTTTGTCATCCCTTAAATCCCCAACTGCCGGCCAGCGCGTAAAGCGTCAGGCCTTTGTAATCCTGGTCTATCTCAACTGTCGCTTCGCCGCTGATNGTCTCAGCCCCGTTCGGGTCCAGCGTAATGTTATTAGTGCCCGCTGCCCCGCCGACATCCAGCACAACAATGGACGAACCGCCCGCTACTGCTGCCGGGAGGGTTATCGTCACTGCGCCGCCTGATGTGTCTACCAGCAGTGTCTGCCCATACGCAGCCGTGTAAGGGCTTACAGTGTGATCTATCGACACCGGGCTGGCCCGTGTGAGAAATGACCTGCCGTAGGCTGTCGTGCTGAGCGCTGCAATTGCGGTCAGGTCGCTGTCGAGCGGCTGGAACACCGTTGTACCGTCCAGCCAGCTTACAATCGTGCCGTCTGTCGTCAACACCTTGCCAGAGTTTCCAGCCTGACCCGGCAACACACCCGACAATGACGCAAACGCCGTATCGTCTACGTATTTCTTCGTACTGGCGTGCAAATCTACCGTAGGCCCCGCAAACAGCGTCAACGCCCCGCCCGTCATCGTGATGTTGCTGTTCGTACTCAGCGCACCCGTAAGCGTGCCGCCCGTAAGGTTCAGCTTTGCGGCATCCAGAACCGCGTCCTGTTGGTCTACGTATTCCTTATCAGCCCCGTCCTCGCCGACATACACATCCGTACCGTCGCACGCGATCCACTTCCTGCGACCGTTCTCGACAACACCCGTCACCCCGCCCGCACTGAATGTCAGCGTCTGACCAGCGTCATTGACGACAAAATACACCTTCTCCACAGCCGGAATCGTAATCGTCGCACCAGCCACAAGCGTGCCGGTAAATCGCAGNCCCATATTNCGGGCCTGATCGCTGACAAAGTTCGTGCTGGTCAGCGTATGATTGCCCGTCAGCGCGATCGTCTCAACACCCGCGACAGCCTCATCCGTCAGGTCCAGGGCCTGCGTGTTGAGAACAGTTCCCCAAGTGTTTACACCGTCCCCGGTGCCTTGTTTATTAAGGCGCAGGCGAGATGTGGCAGTCGAGACCATTAGGCAGCCCTCTCAATATTATGCCTTGTCAACCAAGACCAATTTGTGCCGTTTCGAATGTGCAGGATACACACCCATGAACAGCCCAATTCAGCCGCTACTTTTCGACAACTGCGCGGATCGTGATAAGCCGCAATCACCTGCTGTTCAGTCAGCTTGGCATTAACGTGCTGCTCGCCCCGGCGAACTGTTCCGTGCTTTTCTTTATCCGCAATATTTTGGCGCTGTGTTGCCCAACGCAGATGGCGAGGGTTTACGCAACCTTCATGTCCTTTGCCGCAGGTATGTGTTGCGCAAGCGCCTGCAAACGGCGGTTCGCCATGCGCTGCGCGACACATTTCACGATGGGCAGCAACAGTTTTGCCTTTTGTCCACGCGTACCCATAACCGCGTTTTAGATCGCGGCTAAAAGGCCAAATCAGGCACTCTTTACCTTGATGCTCTTTATTGGCTTTTATGAACTCCATTGTCTTCATAACCATCTAGAGCGTGCTCCCGTCCGCAACATCATACCAGTCCGCACCATCCGATATGGCCATCCCGCTATTACCNANNCCGTCTATATCCGTCACAATGCAGAACGCATCCTGCCAGCTTTCCGCAGGCGGTAACGCAGCCGCATCCGCATAGCGCGCAACCCGCTTAGGCTCACCATTGCCGTTCATCTGCTGCAATACCCTGACCAGTAGTTGATTATACTGGCTCAGCCATGTTGCAGACCCGGACGGGATTCTTAACACCCTCGATCTTCATGCAACACCCCCGTTCGGCTGCATCTCAAGACGCATACCCCACTTGTCTTCCCGCTCTGCCTTGTCCAGCGAAATCAACCCGCTCAGGAACTTTGCACGGTAATTTTCTACCGCCTGATCATCATGGTCATATACTCCCGCNTGTTCCAGAAGGCCAAACAGGTAAATGTCCGGCCGACGCGTCAAAAGCCAGTTGGTTGGCGAACCCGTAGTCAACGCAGGCACTCCTAACGTATACGCTACACGGAACGTCACACCATCATCAGGAGCTGGCGCCAGATACACCGTGCCATCAACCTCTGCCGCAAATTCAGGATCGCCCGTCTGGTCAATCTCAGCCAGGTAATGCTCTATCTCAGCCATGTCAGACCATTGCACCCTCGGCTTCCGAGCCTCTGTCTGACGTATCGTCTGCGCCTTTACCGCACCTGCCGGCAACGTCAGGACACCTCCCGCACTTGTCAGCGTAGCAATAGCCTGCTGGGGATTAACCCGCAGGAACGCATTAATCTCCGCCTCGGCAAGCTGCGTAAACAGATCCCACTTAGCCGTCAGATCGCTCCGGTTGCCATAATGGGCACCTGCTGCTGCCTTCAATGTGGTAAAATCCGTAACCATCAGAACACTCCGGGCCGTAAACGCAGGTAACGCCAGTCAGGATCGTTCAGCTTTCGCCTCAACCGATCCTTGGCATTCTTGTCAAAAACCGACCAGCCTTCCTCATTCAGCCATTTCAGCACAATAATATCCGGTATATGCGCCTCCGGCCAGAAATCAGCCTTCAAAATGCGCGGCGTGCTGTTCAGGCGCTGCTTGTTAGCCTCGATCTCATCCGTCACATCAGCCTGCGACACAACCGAACCAGAGCCGTTGCCATCATCACGCCAGTAATGCGCAACATCCCCTTCATACAACGGCGCGGCTAAGGGCTTCAGGTTCACGTTCTGACCCGCTCCGCATAACCGCGCTGCTCAAGCCTGATTGCGTCCATTTCAGCAACCTCAAACGTTTCACCCCCAGCCAGGAAAGACGGCCGGCGCGTATCCGGATCTATCTCACCCGTATGTATCCGGCCTTCGCCCTTGTTAAGCACACGGCACTGGACAACACGAACACGGTCACCCTTCTCCCGCATCAGCTCAGCTTCCATCAGTGTGGGTGCACGACCCACTGTCCGCGCTTTTCGCGCCTCTTCGGATTTGCGTTCAGCTTCGATTTCTGCATGTGGTTTTGCCCTCGGCACCCGCCCCCTGGGCTTCTTCGCCTCCGGAACGATTGCCTGCGCTTCCTCATTCATAACCACCTCGTCCATACCTTGCCTCCGTTATGTGGCGCGGCGAAGACCATTCCCCGCCGCGCCTGTAACCTATGTCAGGTCCGCAATAACAGCATGAGCCTTTTCGTTGCTGCATTGCAGCGTAGCTTCGGCCGTCATCAGGAACTGGTCACCGTCCGCGTTCATGCCGATTTCTTTCGTCTTGAACCCATCGAGGTACAGGACTTTCAACATGCTCGGATCATAAATCACGCAATCGCGCGTCAGGCCATACGGGTGGCCCTTGATCTGGATGTCACCAAAATCCGACTTATACACGTCAGCACCAGCCATAATCTGTGCCTGGCGACCGCTCGGGCTGACACGGATGTCAGCAATACCCGCAAACGCCGAGAACTGCTGCTTATGAGTCGAGCCCATCATCGCAATCGTCGGTTCGCCGCCCTCATCAAACGCCGACGCCAGAACCGTCTTAACCAGCGCTTCCGTGAACACACGCTGCGTGCCATTTGTCGCTGCAGACACAATGCCAGCCGCAAAGCCGCCATCAGATCCACCGCCACCGCGTGACGTATTGGTCTCCAGCCATGCCAGGACACCCGCCGCAAGCCTCGGGTTGGCACCTGCTTCGTTCTGGCTGGCAAAGTTACCGATAAACCGCGCTTCCATATCGCGGCGCATCTCGATGCCCTTCAGAAGACGCTGACGCTTCTTCTCCGATGCACGGCCAGCCTTGTCCACAACCTCAGAGGTACGGCTGACACCGCCCTTCTTGTCGAAAATCTGGTTGTAGTTGCCAACCCGGACCGTGCGGTTTGGCGCTTCCGGCGTGCCGTAGGTGTCGCCTTCCAGAGCCGCATTCGTTGCGTCAGGCGTGGCAAGCGTTTCTGTCTGCCACTCCTCAAAGCGAGCCTTTGCAGACCCCTTGCCGATCGAACTGATAAACGGCGTCTTTTCCGGCGCTACCCGGTGGATCACGTCAGACAGGCTTTCGCGCTGTCCAACCATGTTTACTGTAGTCTCAAGGTTACTCGGTGCAGTCATTGCACTCTCTCCTAAAAGTCGGGCAGCATCCGCATGGCGTTCTCGATAGAGGGTTGCGCCGCAAATGCCTTTAGACGCATTCACTTTTTTGCGTGCCGTGGGGGTTGAGGTCTGACCCGCCGACGCTGAAAGCGCCTTNGGGCCGGTTTCGATACTGGTTTTGACGAAGCTGCCTGACGCTGGGCCTGAGCGCTCATCCGGTCATACATCATGGCTTTGAACGCCAGCAGTTTATCAGCCGCTGATGCTACCCGGACCTGATCCGGCGTATAGCCGAACGTCGTGCCCAGGTACTGAATCAGGTCATTGTGATGCTGCACGACTTCCGGCGCATGAGCGCTGAGGATTTCGTACTGGCTTTGCGCAAATGCTTCCTGTGCGGCAAGTTGCGAGTTAGCCCTGACCTGTATTGCCTGCTGCTGTTGCTCTGCCAGATATTCTGCGTAGGCTTTGTGCTGCTGATACGCATTCGGATCAGACTGAGCGAGCCTCGCCCAATCCGCCTTAGTCATCTGGTCATAGCCCTGCTGAACAAAAGCCTGTTCAACCGCCTGTAATGCCTGTTCTGCCCGTTGCGCATACTGGCCGAGCATTTCTGTTGCCTGCACCGCTTGTTTGCGCTGCTGGCCTGCCTCGCTCAATATCCGCTGCGTTGCGTAGTCCCTCTGCTCCTCTCGGGTGGCGACCTGTCGCTGAACCTCTGCGGGCAGTTTAGACCATATAGCTTTAGCTTCATCGTCTCCCCAGCTCTTCGGAACCGGAACCGCGCTGACCGTCTCCGGGGCGTCTTCGTCCTCATCCTCTGTAGCTTCTTCGTCAGCCTCGGTGACCTCTTCAAGGGCCTCGGCCTCATCCGGCGCCGTGGGGTCAGCGCCTTCAGAAATTTCCTCTTCTTCCTGCACCGGATCCGTGTCCAGGGCAAGGTCCAGCGCCGCGTCAAGCGTCAGCGCAGTCTCAGTCGGATCATCAATTAGCATTCGCCTGCTCCTCTTCCGCAATATGCCCGTCAGAAATCGCCGCGACAATATCCGTCAGCACGGCCCTTAGAGCCTGGTACCTGTACCAGATGCGTTCCCGCTCTTCCGGCTCCTCGCACATCGTCCACCATTCCACGTATCGCTGCTCCACAGCCACAATATGAGGACGCACCTGCTCTATCAGCTGTTCAGCCAGATAACCGCGATGCTTACGCTCTGCTATCGTCAGGTTATCGCTCATTTATCCAAATCCCCGCCCGGCCGGTTTTGCGTCATCTGCATGCTTGCCCTCTGGCTGGCAATCTGCGCCTGCATCTGCGTCTTGAACATGGCAAGCTGTTGCTCAAACCCAACCCGCTCGCGCTCCATCTGCGCCTTAAACTCCGCCTGCTGACGATCCAATCCGGCCCGTGCCTCAGCCACCTGACGCGCAAGCTCGGCCTTCTGCATCTCGGCCTGCGCCTTGGACTGCAGTTTCATCATCTCAAGCTGTTGCTTGCTCTGAAGCTCCTGGTTCTGGCCCTGCAATTCCTGAATTGCCTGACGCATCTGCTCCTTTTCAGGATCAGGCGGAACCTGGCCAGCCTGTGCAGGATCTGACACAAACCGCGCCGCATCCTTATAGCCCAGATCGCGGATCAAACCCTCGTAATACGCAAACACGTTCGCAGCCGTCACAATCGGGCCGTTTAACCCCCCGCCCTGGTACTGAATTGCGCTTCCGAGCGCATCACCCAGTATCTGCCGGCTCTCGATCTTCTCGCGCCGGCCACCCGAACCAACACCGATTTCCACCGTCATATCCTGACGATCAGCCCACTCCACCGGGTCCAGAGGGATAATTTCCTCACTGCGCCGAAGCCTGAATTTATGCGTCGAGTGCATCCGCATGATCTTATGCAAACCCAGTGCGAGGTCTTTCACACCCGTCTCAGCCATCAGCTTGGCCATCAGACGGACGCGCTTCATCATCATCGCGCCCTGCTCGATCACACCCGCAGCTGTCTCGTGCAGTGTGTCAGCCTTCAGCCCCTGGCCAAAACGCATGATTCCGGTGCGCTTTTCACCCATCATGTCAACCGTTTCCATCGCGGCCAGAACATCAAAGGACAATCCACCCGACTGGATAGGCCGAACAGCACCCGCACCCCGAACCCTGACAGGAGCCCCCGGAATATTGTTCAGCAAATCGCCGATCGTGTACTGGTTGGCCAGGTCATCCACCACCTCAGTCCGCTGGTTCAACGCAAACAAGCCCTGATCCAGCATCATCCGGAGCAGGTTCGTCTTTACCTTCTGAACCTCGATCATCATGTCAGCCACCGAGCGGCCAAACATCCTGTGCGGAACAAGGTAAGGCGTAATAGCAGCGTAAGGCACGTACTCTATCTCTTCAGCGTGTATTACCACCGCCTCGTTATTGCCCGTGATTACGCTGTAATACTGCATGTCCGTCGTATCAGGCACCAGCAGCCTGATGACGTGATAGATAACCTCTACCCTCGCAAGGTCGCCCGTACCTTCAGCATCAGCGTCATGCTCATCCGCAAAGTCGCGCGCGTTGCTGATCTCCTCGGTTTCCATGCTGTCGTAGGGCGGGAGCATCCGCACTTTTTCCGGGTCAAAACCCTGCGCAATCAGATCCTGCTTACGTGGGCGTGCCCGGTGCGCTGCATACGTCGTCTCAGCCAGCCGGACTGTATCCCTCGCAACAGCGAAGTCCTCACTGGGAACAGGCTCGTAACAAGCCATGCCAGGGTGTTTCAGCACACGGATACGGACATCTATCATACCCGTCTCTTCATCCTGCTCAGCCTCAGTAATCTCAACATTGGCCTGCATAAGCACATCAAGCTCAAAGGAATTTACCTGCCTGACCTGCTCATCGTACTCAGGCTCTTTCCACCACATCCGCCACACTCCCGTGCGCGTAATGAGCGCGTCCTTGATGACATGAGCAAAGTTCAGGAAACCGGGGTTTTCTTCCACCATGATCTGCCGGATCGCCTCAGTTTCCTGCTCGGACTTTTCCCGGTCTTCAGGCCCCTGTGGCCGGAATGTCACAATGTCATCACCGCCAAAGAAAACCTCCATCAAATCAGGAAACACCGTTTCAACGGCATCGCTCACGTCCGTGCTGACGACCTGGCTTCGGTTCTTCAGCCGGGGCAGGTCTTTGACGTCACCCTTGTAATACTCAAGCGCCTTTTCCCGGGCGCTTAGCAATTCATCATTGTCATTGTCGAAACCAACCGCATCCTGGCGTTCGTTGCTAACCAGATTGCGCAGCTCCTCTTCTGTAAACGGGAGATTGGTTTTCATGCGGCACCGTAATCAGGGATAACCAGCTTCTGCACAGCGCCTGTATGGATACGCGGCATCGCCATTGCGAGATAGCGAAACGCATCTGCAGCGTGGCTGGACCAATCGTGTAATGGCCGGGTGCGAAACACTTTCATCTTCTCGTCAAATTCCCGTCGATACTGGCGCAGACACTCAACGCCGCGCTTGGTTTTCTCAGCGTCAAAGTAACAACGGGCTAACAGCATTCTGGCAGAGTGTATACCGTCCTCAATGTTCTGCTGCGGAAGGACGTTAATACGCTGTTGCGATCCCATCAGTTTCTGCAACGTATCCCGGCGGGTCTCACCCGTACCCAGTTCCCTCGCTTCGGCATCATGAGGCAGGAAATGTTCTGCGAAAGCATACGGCAGTTTATCAAGGCGTTTCACAATGGCCGGCAGGCCCTCTCCGCTGACCTCCAGGTAATCAATCAGATGCACTTCAGACCCGGCCAGCTGGAAAAACCAGATCGAGGTCGCATCATCAATTCCCAAATCCCATGCAGTGTATACCCTTTGCCCAGGTTGCCAGCTGACATTGCGAATCCGTTTACCTTCATCAATGGCCCGGAAATCCTCGGCATAAAATGCGCCTTGGATCGCTGCATCGAAGCTGCACTCAAACTCCTGCGCATACTGGTCTGGCGTCATGATGGCGCGGGCATCTGCAAGTTCGCTGTCGGCTATCAATCCGCTTTCAGAGGCTTTCAGTAGAAATGCCTGCCAATTGTCAGTTGTCTTTGCGTGCTCGTAAAGCCGGTGAAATTCATTCTTGCCTTTCGGCGTGCCAATAAAGATTGCCCAGCCCATCCGGTCAGCTAGCGCAGGGCGGATTACCTCAACCCATGCCCGTGGGTCCATGTCGCCAAATTCGTCAAGGATAACACCGTCAAGGTAAATACCCCTCAGAGCGTCATAGTTGTCAGCCCCGAATATCTGGATGCGCCGCTCGCCTGGCATGTCGATTCTGAGTTCTGCCTCATTCGCTGTCGCGCCAGGTATCCGCAAGCAATAGTCTTTGAGGTAATCCCATGCAGTCTGCTTGCCCTGCCTGAGCAATGGCGCGACATACGCATATCGTGGACGCAGCTTGTCATTCTCTAGGCAGTGGTCAATCATATCAACCAGACTGCCGACCGTCTTACCGCCCCGGCGATGGATTACAGCAACCCGAAACCTGGCCTTTGAGGCGTGGAACTTCTTTGCCCAGTCGCGCGCCGTGTATCCAAATCTAATCGCCATCCCGGTTTACGCCTGTGATAACCTCAATGCGCACCGCATTATCTGTGCCCGTGCCTGCAAGCGTCATTGGCAGCACCCGGCCAAGCAGTGACATGAACGCCGTAGGGTTTTCNGNCGCCTGCANTTTCAGNTANCCCACAGTGCCNTTNGGATGNGCCTGCTCTGCTGCCTCCAGGATCATTTCCCTCAGGGCTTTGGTGACCTTGTTAGGCACACCTTTGGGTCTTCCTTTGCCTGCGTTACCCTTGTTCATGCATAAATCTGCCTAATTTGCGCTTGGTTTCTATCGGACGTTACCGTTTGAAGGTGTCTGGCCGGTGGAGAAATTAAACTCAGGTAGAAAATAACAACTTACGCAATCGTAATGCCCAGCGCGCCGGTTGTGTTAAACCGAAACAGCTTGCCCGTACCGCTCAGGGCGGCTTGTGCAGCGGCCTGATCTGCATATGCAGGGATGTCAGCCAGTGTCAGGCCGAGGGTGGCGATCGCTGTNATGAGNTCNGTNACTGTGATNGTCTTGGCNGTGCCAGNNTCATCAATCAGGATTTTGTCGCCGCCCGCAACGTTTGCNCCTGTCAGNGCNGTNCTGGCNACNACAGGNACAGCGTTGAGGAACTCCTCNAACGTCATCTTCTTGGAACCTGTTCCAGNGTCTACNACNTACAGCAGATCCCCAGCAGCTGCGCCAGAGCCTGCAAGGGCGGTGAGGTCGGTTACTTTAGTGCTCATCAGGTCTACTCCAGTGCTAGGGGTTTGTCGTTTTCAAGCAACAGCACGCCGCCGCCCGTAATGCCTTCAATAATTATAGCGTCAGCCCAGAACAGATAGCCTGACCTGCTCCACGCTCGTACATCCGCCGTGCCGCTCGTGCGCGTAAACTCGAAAGCATACGCGGCGCCGGCAAGCGTGCTCACCTGCTTTTCGCCAGTAGGGCTTGAGAATGATCCGTCCGCAACATCAACCACTTGGCCGCTGGGCGTCTTCTGGATCAGCTTTACCGTGCCTGTCCATGTGCCACCCACAGAAATGCTGAAGTACGGCGCATTGCGGCTTCCTGAGGCAACGAAATATGGCCCTACCTCTGTGTCATCCAGAGAATAGTCCACCTCGCCCATGTCTATGGCGACACCCATCAGAGCTGCGCCCAGATGATTACGATGCGGCCACCCACGATAATGCCATCATCTCCTGATGCTGCCCAGCCATCAGCGACGTTTAGGAACACGTCATGGCTGTCTGCCGTCTGGATTGCGAGCGTGGTGCTCACTGCATGGGACAGCGCTGTGCCGTCTACATCTGTCGCCGTCTGGCCGGTGTGGATGTTCTCAAAAGCAGGAGTCCCGCCCAACACGGCAACGGCGCCAGATGCAATCGTCGTGCCGATTCCGACATCAGGCGTGTCCGCCGTGACGTTGCCGTCTGTCTGGCTGAGCGTCAGCCCGTTAAAGGACGACCCCAGAACCTTGCAGGGACCAGCCGGAAACTCAAAAATCTTGCGGCCAACCGCGAGGTTTGCTCCACCAGCAATGTCTGGCAGGGTCAGGCCCTCAAGGTCGATTACCGTACGGTACACACCTGCTCCGAAAGTTTCAGCGCGGACGCCGGTGGTCTGATGCTGGACGCTGGGGATCTGTAGGACACGGGCCATTTATTTCTTCTTTGCTGTCTTGGCGCTTTGNGTAAACGCCTTGCTGGTGGGAGCGCCTTTGGTGCCGGGTTTGCGCATGGTCTCGTCAGACCCGGCCGCAATGCGAGCNCGTTTAGCGTGNATATTGCTGTAAAGACCTGGCTTGGACATGTCACTCCCCTTGGATTGTGCAACGTGTTTAACCTGAATGAGGTCAGGCATCAATATCCTCTTGATACAACGCCAGCCCCATCCTTGCCATTGCAACAAACGGCTCCTGCTCACTGATGTCGGACGCAGCAAAACGCAGCGGCGACCTGCTCCACGGGCAGCGGGAATGGCGGGTCGAGCGTTGCAGCCATCTGCGCAATGGCTTCCGGCATACCGGGCCAGTGCGATGTTTGCACCCATGCGCCCGGAGNTTCAGGGTCTGGTTGTTGCCATTCCCATGTTGTGAGCGGGAGGGGCGCGGCGAACTGGTCCGACACGATGCCGGTGGAGATGTAATGCGTGATCTGATTGCCGTCTGTGAGCGGGCGTGGTGAACAGGCCGACTGACGCGACGGGGTCGATGGCTGCGGCTAGGTCGCGGGCGAGTTGGACGTGGGCGGTGGGGATTATTAGCGTGCGAAAGGTCATAGCGTGACGCCTGTCTTACCTGCCACCCATGCTTCCATTGAGGCAAGCTCTGCGTCTGTGGCGGTGCGGCCAAGGACGGCAAGGCTGTACAAGCGACCGTTGAAAGGGATGCTGGCGTTGTTGCGGCGGCCTATGAAAAGCGGGTAGTTGCCAAAGTTTCCGCTTGTGACATCGGGGCCACTACCAGATTGATTTATTACACCGTTAATCCGCGGGACAATTTTGTCGGCGAGTGTTGCTCCTGAAAGATCAATAAAACCGCAAGTACATTTGTAATTGGGGCTGTATATGTAACAGGCTGATAATATGCTGGTCCATTTAGATACATGCCATAATTTGCGGCGGCGTTCGTATCGGGTGCGGCAATATAAAATGTGCCGGGATTGGCCGCAGTTGCGCTAAATTCTGCCAGAATGCCCCGCGCCGCATCACTCAGCTTCGTCACCCCCGCGAACACGGTCATTTCATCCGTGGCGCTGAAGTCGATGCTGCTCGTCCCGAAACTATCATCCGTGCCATCAAAAGCCAGATACGGCCTCCACACCGGATTGCTGACGTCGTAATCCGTCGCGGCTGCTATGCGCTGGTAGGCTGCCTCCGGTGGCGGTTTGGTCGGCGGCGGTGAGGAGTTGGGCGCCCCAGACTAGGGCGGTCACGGTGTTGTCGGCGGTGATGGTGCCTCGGTTTCCAATTTCCCAATTATTAGAAAGGTAGGTTTCCGTNNNCGNGTANCGCACCCAATCGGCTGTCAGCGTTACCACAAGATAGGACGCATTTGCCACATTCCGCAGTCCTAACTGCTTGCCCACGTCGCCCGCTGTTGCGGCCTTGAGCCAGACTGTTTGCGTATATGATCCGGCAACACCAGTTGGAACTTGATACATGAGTGACTGGTCGCCAATTGCGTTCCCTGCGCCGCGATTGAAAACGATACTATCTGCGGTCGTTGTGCCATCAGGCGCGACAGCGGCGTTGACAGTTACAACCGGAGCAAGCCCTGTGCCTGTTGCGCCTTTCTGCCACGCCCCATCATCAAACCGCTCACTATACGTAAGCAGATTGTATCTCGCCCTAAGCACCGGCCTGCTCGCGTCGTTTGGCGCGGTGGCGTGGTTGCCTCGCCCTGACCTATCCAGCATCAGCCGCACAGGCTGCTCGACAGCCGTCACTGGCGTCGTGCCTGCGCTGTCCTGATACAGCGTGGAGAAGTCGCTGGGGTCGTACCATGCGCCTTGGGCGCCGGTGACAAACAGACCAGCCGGAGAAAACGCGCCCCCCGTCTTTGACGATCCCGGCTCCGGCTCCGGTCAAGCATCAGAAGCCCTCGCCAGCAATCACATGCAGGCTGGACGTGCTCGATGCCGTAATCGCTGACACCGTGTCATGGTAGACGTCCTTGGTGATCGTCACCTGTGCTAATGGCATCACCGGGTAATCCGCCGTGGTCGCCGCAATAGTCCCCCGCG